TCTTTGCTGCATTTCACCACGACTTAGGTAAGCTAGGTGATGGTGTAGAACCTTACTATGTACCACAAACATCAGAGTGGCATCAGAAGAATAAAAAAGAATACTTTACACATAATCCAAAGTTACAATATTTTGATGTAACCGATAGAGCATTTTGGTTATTAAACAAATATGGAATCACTTATACTCAAAAAGAACAATTGGGTATTATGATGGCTGATGGATTGTATAACGAAGCTACTAAAAAATATTGGATATCTTATAATGAAGATTTCCAACTCAAAACGGATTTACCATATATAATTCACTGGGCTGATTGTATGAGTACTAGACAAGAGAACTCAGAATACAGAACTAAAAATGGAATGTATGACAAAATGTCAGACAATTTCTAATAAAACCTGACAATTTGTCAGGTGATGATAGTGAATACACCATTGGTATAGATTTGGTACTATAGAAAGTATATTATTAAAATTCAAATTAAAAAAATTATGGCATTACTATTTAACACTTATTCAAATTCAATTTTTGATGATATCATTAATGATACATTCAGACCAATTACCAAAACACACAATCAATTTGATGTAGAAGTTTTGGAAAATGGCAAACAAAAAGTTACAATTAATACTACTGGGCATAATCCAAAAGATATGACAGTAAATGTTACAGAAGAAAATGTTCACATCAAATCTGAAAGTAAAAGTACTTCTAAATTTGTTGAGGATATTGATTTAACCCTGACTGTTGGGAAAAACTATGATGGTACGAAATCATCTGCTAGTTTTGAAAATGGTTTACTAACTCTCCTGATTGATAAGAAAGAAAGTAAGAAAGGAAAAACTTTAAAAATATCTTATTAATCACATTTAATCTTGTAAGAAAGGGGGAAGGAAATTCCCCTTTTTTTATATTCTAATATTTATATAAACACAATAAAACGTAAAAAATATGAAAGATATTTATAAAACGAAGGTTTACGGATTACTAGAAGGTATTCGTTCTCGTGCATCTTTACTCAGTAAAGGAGTTAAAGGTGAACAGCAAGTTGACCCAAACATGGCTATTAGGTTATTGCAAGAAATTGAAAAATTGCAAGAAGATGTCAAAGAAATGGTTGACATCTCGTAAGAGATATGAAATTCAGAACATTTTTATTAGGAGTATCAGCATTATTTGTAGCATTCAATGCTGCATTCTTTTCAGTTAGTGGTTTAAGTAAACTATTTGCTGGAGCTGCATTCTCTGTAATAATAATGGCAAGTTCATTAGAGCTAGCAAAACTAATTACCGCTGGTTATCTTTACAACTATTGGCAAAAGATAAACAAATCATTTAGAATCTATCTAAGTATTGCGGTTCTTATTTTAATCCTTATAACTTCATTGGGTATCTATGGATTCCTAACATCGGCTTTTCAAGATACATTTAATCAATATAGTATAAAGGAAAAACAATTAGCATTCTTACAACAAAAAGAACAATTTTGGGGTGATGATGTAGCAAGGTATGATGAAGAACTTAAAAGAATTAGTGGTAACATTAGTACTCTTTCTAATGCGAAATCTCAATCAATCCAAGTACGAGACACCTCGGTGGTTGGGGGCGTTAGAACAACCATCTCTACTTCCGAACTTAGGATGGCAGCTAAACGTATCGAAGTTGAAGAAGAAAATCGTAAAGGTGTTCAAGCGAAAAGAGAAGTAGCATCGGATTCATTACAATCTATTCAGTTAAAGATATTAGATTTAGAATCTATGGAAGGTGTATCATCTGAATTAGGTCCTTTAGAATATCTTAGTGGATTATTAGATAGACCTATGGATGTTATTATTAATTGGTTTATCTTAATTATTATCTTTGTATTCGACCCATTAGCAGTAGCGCTTGTAATTGCTTTTAACAATGCTTTACAAGTTGATAGGGGTATTGTAGATAAAAAGAAAGTAATCCGTAAGAGAGAGTTATATGATGAAGAACCTGAAAAAGAAGAACTCTTAGAAGAACCAACCAAACTGCCAGATGAAGCAAGGGGTGTAAAACCACCTGAAAAAAAAAAGATTAAACTTTCTAAAGAGGAAATAGAAAAATCTTTAAATAATATGGGAACTCCTCTTATCAGAGCAGCAGAAGAACATTCAAACTTTCAAGGAAAACCATATTATGAACACCAAAACTTCGATTGGAAAGTAAAAAAACTTTGGCAAAATGACCCCAAAGCAGTTCAGTATTGGATTAAAAATATTAAAAATAAAAAATAATTCAATATTTCCTTGGATATTTAATATTATTTTCGTATATTTGAGTATCAAATAACAAATTATGAATTTAGGATACGCTTGTATTAATATGACCTTATCAGGTCAAAAACCAAAAGTAACAACAAATCGTAGTATGATTAAAAAAACCTTCAATGAGAAAGGTTTGAATTATGCTGGTGAATTAGGTATGTTAAATGCGGCTGATTTGAGTAAGATACTTAAATGGAATGTACAGAACGGAATCAAATGTTTTAGATTATCTTCTGAATTTTTCCCTTGGGCATCTGAATACAACTTCAAAGATTTACCACAATATGCACGCATCAAAACTTTATTAGCTGGTGCTGGTAATTACGCTAAACAAAATGGATTACGTTTAACTTCACATCCAGGTCCGTTCAATGTATTAGTATCTCCGCGTGAGCATGTAGTAGAAAATACAATTACTGACTTACGAATACATGGTGAGATATTTGATATGTTAGGATTAAGTAGAACTCCTTATAACAAAATCAATATACATTGTAATGGTGTGTATGGTGATAAGATTTCTGCTATGGATAGATTCTGTAAAAACTTTGAGAGGTTGCCTGAATCAGTTCAGACTCGTTTGACTGTAGAGAATGATGATAAAGCATCTATGTACTCAGTAAAAGATTTGATGTATATACATGAACGTATTGGTATTCCTATTGTATTTGATTATCATCACCACAAATTCTGTACAGGTGATTTATCAGAGCAAGAAGCATTAGAACTTGCACTATCAACTTGGCCAAAAGGTATTACACCAATTGTACATTATTCAGAATCAAAAATGTTGCATGAGGGTAATGAGAAACTAAAACCACAAGCTCACTCCGATTATATTAACTCAATACCCAATACATATGGTAATGATGTTGATATTATGGTAGAAGCTAAAGCAAAAGAATTATCTATATTACCATTTATTAATTCAAATAAATGTGAGTATAGTGGACTATTAAATACAGCAAGCTATGAATAAAAAAGAATGGCATTGGATGGATAAGATTTCAGGAGAGAACCACTATTATAACGAAGGTAAAGAATATTTAAGAAAAATGACAAAAGAAGATATAGAATTTAGGCAAGGTAGAAGTAAAAAACAATATGAAAATAATGCAAAGGTTGGATTTTATGCAACAGTTGCATTATTTTTTACTATACTTAGTATAATCGTTTATGGACTATTAACTGTATGAAGCAATTTGAAGATACATACAGACCATTACCCGATGGGTTATCAATAATGGAAAGTTCAATTGAAGGGTTAGGATTATATGCACAAAGAGATTTTTCTGCTGGAGAAATATTTGGTGAAACGCATGTATTTGCAGTTTCAACTAATAGAAGAGAGTGGGTACGAACTCCATTAGGTGGATTTATAAATCATAGCGAAAATCCTAATTGCTACATTAGTACCGATACCGAAGAAAGAACATTACACTCTGTAAGACCAATAAAGGCAGGAGATGAATTAACAGTATATTATAGGTTCGAATCCTATGATGGAATGACAGCATAATATGAATACAGTAGATAAACAATATCAGGGGTTTCTTAGAAAACTCATAATGTATGGACAAGAAAAAGAAGATAGGACTGGAACAGGTACCTTATCTTATTTTGGTGAACAATTCAGACACGATATGAGTAAAGGGTTTCCTCTTCTTACAACAAAGAAAATGGCAATCAAGTCAATTATGACCGAACTTAAATGGTTCTTAAAAGGTAGAACTGATTTAAGATATTTGTTACAGAACGATTGTCATATTTGGACAGGTGATGCTTATAGTAGTTATGTAAGAACTCATCAATGGGAATTAGATGATGATTACTATAAAGATGTTAAAGATTTTGAAAAAAGAATATTAGAAGATGATGACTTTAGTAAAGTTTGGGGTAACTTAGGATTCATATATGGTAAACAATGGAAGGATTGGGATGGTAAAGACCAAATCAAAGAATTAATTAAAAATATAAAAGAGAATCCTAATAGTAGAAGATTAATGGTATCAGCGTGGAACGTAGGTGAACTCAGTTTAATGAAACTTCCTCCTTGTCATTATGGATTCCAATGTTATGTAAACGATGGTAAACTATCTCTAATGTGGAATCAAAGAAGTGTTGATACTTTCTTAGGATTACCATTTAACATAGCATCTTATGGGGTGTTATTACTTTTACTATGTAAAGAAACTAATTTAAAACCAGGTGAACTAATCGGTTCATTGGGTGATACTCATTTATACAAAAATCATTTAGAACAAGCACACGAACAAATTAAGAGAGATTCATTTAAATTACCAACAATTAGATTGGATAATGTAAATGTATTAGAAGGTGAGTTTGATTATAAGATTTTAAATTATGAATCACACTCATCGATTAAAGCACCATTAAGTAATTAATATGAATTATCACGAAGATGATAGAGCACAAAGATTATTAGATGTATTTCCTTTAGAAAAAGGACAAGTAAATATATCTTATATTAACTCAACTGAGCATATTGTAGCTTGGCATAAGCACGAAAAACAAACCGATTATTGGATTTGTTTAAAAGGAAGTTTAAAAGTTGGTTGGGCAACTGAAGAAGATGGGTGTGAATTTAAATACCTATCAGATAAAAACCCACAAGTATTAGAGATACCACCTGGTATCTATCATGGATATAAGGCATTGGAGCCAGGTACCATATTAGGATATTATGTAACACAAAAATACAACCCATCAGATGAACATAGAAAAGAAGTAGGTGCATTTGGTGAAGAGTGGAAAACAGAAAACAAATGAGTAAAAAATATAAAATAATTTTGATTAGTGGTGGATTTGACCCTGTACATAAAGGTCATATCGAATGTATCCAAAACGCTAAGAAGTTAGCAGATGAAGTTTGGATTGGACTTAACAACGATAGTTGGTTAAGGAGAAAGAAAGGTAAATCTTTTATGAAAGAAGGAGAACGAAAGTTTATAATGGAATCATTAAGAGATGTGGATTATGTTTATGTAATGAATCCACTTATACATGGAGATGATACAGCAATTGATTTCATTGACCATGCAAAACATAAATGGCATACTGAAAAAAGGGGTGAGTTGGAAGGTAATGTTGCATTCGGTAATGGTGGAGATAGAACAGAAACAACTACACCAGAAAACGATGTATGTAATTCATACGGAATAGATTCAGTATGGGGATTGGGAGATAAAGTACAATCATCATCTTGGTTATTAGAAAAATATTTAAACATAGCAGAATAATGAATAAAACTGAAATATTTAATCTTTTAGATAAGTGGGTTTCTGACAAAGGCGATGGAAACTACATTGAATATGAATACAATCCATATCATTGTATATTTAGCAATCACTTAAATGAAGAAAAAGGAATTCAACAAGTTAAAAAAGAATTAGAAATTTTAGTTGATAAAGTTATTGAAACAAATAACAATAATGGTACTTGTTTAGAAATTGGATTAGGTCACTTTGGTAGTACCCATTTTTTATGGAGACAGTTATTCGATAAAGTAATTACAGTTGAAAAAAACTTTGAAAGAATCAGAGAATTTGGTAGGAATACTAAAAAGTTTTACAATAAATTTATTTTAAATGATGAACGTTCTGTATTTTATAATGGACTATCAAATGATGAAACTATAGTAGAAGAAGTTTACGAAAAGCATAACGATATAAATTTCTTATTTATAGATGGAAATCACACCTATGCATCAGCTTTAGCAGATTTTCTTTTGTATCACCCACTTGTTAAGAAAGGTGGTATTATAGCTTTCCACGATACTGTTTATAGTAAAGGAGCTAATGAAGATGTACCAAAACTAATACAACATCTTAAAGATGGGAAATATACAAATGGTAAAAAATTACCTATTGTAGATATTGTTGAAAGTAAAACACAAGGAATAAGTTATTTTATAAAATAAAGAAAATATGAATATAGATAAATTAGTAGAGCAATATCCAAACGATATGGAGCTTGGAGGAAAAGTAAGAGAAATGTATTGGGAAAATAAAAAAATACAAGAAGCGTTTATTGATAAAAAAGCTTGGATTTTTGAATCACCTGATGGTGGTAAAACTGTAACCCGTAGAAGAATGGGTGATGATTATACCAAAAGAGAATTAGTAAATAATATTAATCAATTAAATTTATTCGATGACTAAGATAGTACAAGATGTAAGTAAGTTACGAACTCCACTAACGGAGTTACCAAAAAATAAAGCTGAGCAAGATGTACTTGGAGCAGCTTTACTAACACAATTAAAAAATCACAAAGGGTTAGGATTATCAGCCAATCAGATTGGGGTAAACAAACGAGTTTGTGTTATTGGTGTAAAAGACCCATTGGTGTTAGTTAATCCTCGTATAGTTAAACGAAGTGAAGAAGCAGTTCAATATATTGAGAGTTGTTTATCACTTCCCAAAACAATGAGAAAACCAAAGAATACAGTTAGGAGTGTTTCTGTAACTGTAGAAACTGATAACTTAGGTACGATTGAGTTTGGAGCAGATGAGCCAGATAAGATTGGTACAGAAGGTCACAATTACTTTGGTGATGAGGGATTATTAGAATGTGTGGTTGCTCAACATGAGATAGACCACTTGGATGGTATATTGATTACTGATTCAGCTAGAGCATACAATATCCAAAGAAAAACTGATAAAAAATATGGTAGAAACGAAAGAGTAATGGTTAAGTTACCAAGTGGAGATACTGAATTTATGAAATACAAAAAAGCAGAACCCTTACTTTCTATGGGAGCTGAAATCTTATAATTAAACGAAAACATGGGAAAGCTAATATTTAGATATACGGAAGAAGATAATCAGAAACAATTGAATAGGGAAGCAAATGAAGTAGAACTATCTGTTCCTGATGATATGAACATTAATGAATTCAAAGTAGTTTGTGTTAGATTAGCACAAGCTTTAGGTTATCAACAAAAATCCATAGAAAGTGGATTTGGTGATTTAGTTTATGGAGATGAATCAACCGATGAGTTAAAAAAACTAATAAGAGAGATAACAGAACCAAAAAATGTCAAATAACGAAAATCAAAGAAATATAAATGATGCATTAATAAATCAGAGTGTAATTGATTTATTGATTGAAAAGAAAATCTTCACCAAAGAAGAACTTGCAGAAACCTTACAACAAAACTTAGAGTTATTTAAAAAACTAGCAAAGGAATATAGCAAACTACTCATAGAAGCTAAAGAAATAGAAGTCAAATATGACTTAAATAAAGATTTAGATGAGGATGTTTTGGAGGGTCTTTACTACGGCCCAATGGGCGAAGCTTAAAATAATTGATAAAAAATTAGGATATATCAAATATTTTTTGTATATTAGTAGTAATATAATCAATCAAAAGGAGAAATCTTATGAGAAAAATTATAGTGTTGTCAGTATTGACAACCTTTTGCTCGATGGGTGTTATAGATTCATCGGTAGCTGAACAACCTTCTAATAAACTTCAAGCACAAATAGCTGGAGATATAGAAAGAGAAAATAAAATTAAACAACATCAAAAAGAAGAATTAGAAAGATTCTTAACAGATGTTGGATTCAGAGAAAGTGGTAATAGATATAATATCACAAACAAATGGGGATACATGGGTAAGTATCAATTTGGAAGAAGTACTTTAAAAGGATTAGGATTCAAAGTAACTAAAGAAGAATTCTTAAATAACCCACAACTACAAGAAGAAGCAATGATGGCTTTATTACTACACAACAAAGAAAAACTTCAAAAGTATATCGATGTATTTGATGGACAAACTGTTAATGGTATGTACATCTCAGAAAGTGGTATATTGGCAGCTGCACATCTTGGAGGACAGGGTTCTGTAAAACGATACTTTAAAAATGGAAAAGTTTTTAAGGATGGATTCGGAACTAAGATTACATCGTATATGGCTCAATTTAGTGGATACGATATTAAATTAAATTAAAAAAGTTATGATTATAGAAATATTATTAGGAATATCCGTAATATCTAATTTAGTACTTTTGTATGGAGTAAGGAATTTACTCAAACAAAACGAACAATTGGAAGATACGTTATCAGAGGTTGTGTTAAATACAACACAAACACTAACTGATACATTAGAAGAAATGAAACGAATTGATTTAAGAGGTTCATTTGAATCAGATGATGAAGTGGGTTCTGTATTTCAACAACTCAAATCTATAATTGAAAAATTAAACCAAAATTACTTAGGATAAAATATGCCAAGACCAAGAAGAAAAAAATCAAAAATGTATTTTGGTACACCAGCTCAAGAAGCTATTATTGCCTATAATAAATGTACCGATGATAAAGAAAAAAATAGGATATACAATGAAGGGATAAAATATCCTTTTGAAAAATTAGCAGAAAATGTATTGAATACATTTAAGTTTACATACTTTGATGTACCAAAGATGGATGTTCAGAGAGAAGTTGTATCTGCTATGGTAGAAAAGATTCATATGTTTAAAGAAGGAAGAGGTAAAGCATTTTCTTACTTTACTATTATAGCAAAAAATTATTTAATATTAAATAATAATGGAAACTATAAGAGATGGCAAAAAAACCAACTAATATCAGAAATGCCTGTAACTTGGAATCCTGAAAATGACTTTTATCAAAAAGAACAAAATGATGAGTTTACGGAATTTAGAAGAATAATGTTATCTTATTGGGATAAAAATCTAACACTTGTATTTACAAAGAAGAGAGATATACAAATTGCAGATGCCGTATTAGAATTATTTAGAAGAGCAGATTATATTGAAAACTTTAATAAGAAGCATTTGTATTTGTTGATTAGAGAAATGACAGATTGTAAAACACATTACATCACTAAAGTAGTAAACACTATGAAGCAGCATCAAAAGAAAATGTTAAATTCATTTTTAGATGGTGAGTCAATTAACGAAAACTTAGATGGTGAATATTGGCAAGGGGATGGATACTAACGATAAATACATATTAGGAATATCATATGGATATCACGATTCAGCAGTTGCTTTACTTTATAATGGAAAGGTTTTATCAGCTGTAGAAGAAGAAAGATTTACAGGAATAAAACATGATAATTCGTTTCCAACTCAATCTATAGAGTGGATTACAAAACAAAATGGTATAACCAAAGATAATATAGCAATTGTTTGTTTCTATGAAAACCCTATACTAAAGGATGATAGGAATAAAAAGATATATAGAAAATATTGGTATAAAAATATATTTGCATGGAAAAAGAAAGCAGCTTCTTTTTATGCTCTAAAAAGTTATTTTCCAAAAGCAAATGTTATGATGGGAAATCATCATCTATCTCATTTATCATATAGCTATTACACTTCTCCATTTAAATCAGCATCTATACTTTCAGTAGATGGTGTTGGTGAATGGGATACTACTGTTATGGCAACGGGTAGTCCATATGGAATAGATACTCATCAATCTATAAAATATCCACACTCGTTGGGTATGTTATATTCTACTATAACTGCTTTTTTAGGATTCAAACCAAATGAAGGTGAATACAAAGTAATGGGATTAGCTCCTTATGGAAATGAAGATACTAAAAGTTTTTCATCACTATCATCAAAGTTCGATACTTTGGTTACTAAAAAGAATGGAGGATATGAATTAAACTTAGATTACTTTAGTTATCATTATTCAGATAAGATGATGTTTAATAAAAACTTATCTAAGTTATTAGGTATTCCAAATAGATTACCACATGAACCTGTTGAACAAATTCATAAGGATTTAGCATTGATTCTCCAACAAAAGTATGAAGAGATTTTCTTTTACTTATTAAATAATTTATATCTTTTAACTGGTAATAAAAATTTGTGTTTAAGTGGTGGATGTGCTTATAACGGAACTGCTAATGGTAAGATACAAAACCAAACACCATTTGATAATATTTGGATACCACCAGCTCCATCTGATGCTGGTTCTGCTATTGGAGCAGCTTTGTATGTTTATTATCATTGTAATCCAAACTCTGAACGTATTAATAACACCACACCATTCTTAGGTCCAAGTGAAAAAATATTAGATATTGTAAAAGTTTGTAAAGAAAACGAAGATAGAATATTCATAGAAGCTATTTCTGAAAATAAATTATTACCAAAAGTAGCTAAACTTATTTCTGAAGGTAATATTATAGGATGGGTTCAGGGTAAATTAGAATTTGGTGCTAGAGCATTGGGCAATCGTTCTATATTAGCAGACCCAAGAGACCCACAAATGAAACAGAGAGTTAATTCTGTAGTTAAGAAAAGAGAAGGATTTAGACCATTTGCACCAATGTGTACTTTTGCTGAAATGGGAAAATTCTTTACACCTACTATAGAAATACCATATATGAATCAAATAGTTAATGTAAAACCAGTACACAGAAAAAAACTACCAGCGATTACACATACTGATGGTTCAGCAAGAGTACAAACTTTAAAAAAGGATTTTAATCCTAAGATGTATTCACTATTAAAAGAATATCAAAAAATTACAAAGTATCCAATACTACTTAATACATCATTTAATCTAAAAGACCAAACTATGGTTAGAGATTCACAAGAAGCAATTGATACATTTATGAATTGTGATTTGGATTATTTAGTAATTGACAATATTTTGATTACAAAAAAGATTATTTAGTATTTGACACTCGATAGTGTTTACCCATTTGGTGTTAAAATCTAAATCATACTTTTTATTTAATATATACTATAGTTATTGTTGACATGTCCGACGTTTTGTAATATGGAAAAGTTATTTGACAATTAATTAAAACAGAGGAGAGATAATATGGAATTTCTAAATAAAATTGGTGATTGGGCAAAATCACTTACAGAAATTGGTATTAGTATCATTGCGCTTGGTGTAGTATTAGAAGTACTATTTAAGGGAGCAGCGATTCCTTTTTGGCCTGAAGTATCAGTAGTGGATAACATTATGGGTATATTAGGTTCATTAAGTAACGAAGGTCTATTAGGTTTAGTAGGTGCATTCGTTTTATACCACATTCTAAAAAAGAAGGCGTAATAGCTAGTAATAGAAATGTACATTATAGAAAGACCTCACTTGAAAAAGTGAGGTTTTTTTGTTTGTGATATTTATATACAAGAGAATATATAAAAATTATGAGTACAGATTTTGAATTATTTCCGGGAAAAGATTTAAGTGGATTGTTTAAAAATATCTATGATAATCAACAAAACAAAAAACAAAGAATCTCAGAACTAATTGCTGAAATGAAAAAGGTAATTAGACATGCTGGGGATATGGCAGTTATTGGTCCGATACTAAAAGACCTAATAGATACATCAGTTAGAAACGATGAATCATTAATTAAAATGGCAGCGATTGCACAACGAATGATTGCATCAAAGGATAAAGCTGAAGGAGATACTGGTTTCCTTTCTGATAAAGAAAAAGAACAACTACTACAACAATTAGAAGGAGTTGTTGTTGATGCAACTGAAGAAGCAGAAGAAAAGGTTGATGAACTAACTAATGAAGTTGAAGAATTAAAACAAAAGGTTAATCATGCAGAAGAACAGAAGGTCTAGTGTAGGTAGTGGGCGTAGGAGTAAATCATCTCCAACAACAGGTCCAGCTATAGCGGCTATTGTTACTGGTGTAATATTGGATGAAGAATCTCAAGCTATTACTGATGAATTAACATCACCGAGTTCTATAGGAGCTATACAATTTAAAATTTTGGGTAAGGGTGGATTAAGTGATTCTGGTGGAGGAAATGTAGTTGCATATCCAATGAATACATCTTCTTTTAGTTTACCTTTAAAAAATGAAGTTGTTGATTTATTTCACATATCAGGAGTTTACAGATATCAACGTAGACATAATGGAGAGTTTCAAAACTTAAACTCAACAGAATCAGCATTAGATGATACTTACGCACCAAGACAGGTAGACAGTGACCCCAAGGGTAATTCGGATGGATATGAATCAACATCTAATACTGGTATATCAAACTCAAATGCAGCTGGAGAAACAAGTGGATATGGTGATTACTTTACACCAAATGAAACAATACATAGATTAAAATTATATGAAGGTGATACTTTGATACAAAGTAGATTTGGTCAATCAATTAGGTTTAGTGGATATAATAATGAAGAACAAACCGAATCACCAACAATTATAATTAGAAATAGAGAATCTGATATTACTCAAAACGAAATAGAACAACCAGACCCAGTAGAAGAAGATGTAAGTAGAGATGGTTCTATTATATCAATGACAAGTCAAGATTATTTGTTAGGATATCAACCTGGTACTGTTGATGATGGTGGTACGAGTGATTTTGAAACAAAGCCCGAAATGTTTGAGGATTATCCATCAGAACTAAAAGGAGACCAAATTTTAATTAATAGTGGTAGGATTATTATCTCATCAAAAGAATCTGAAATGATTTTTTATTCCAAAGGTAATTATGGTTTTATTTCGGATAAATCCTTATCAATAGATAATGAGGGTGGTATATTTGCTCAAACAAATGACCATATGGAATGGAATACTCAAGGTAATAACTTTATTATCAATAGTGATGGGGGTAAGATTTATTTAGGAGAAGATGGAAACGAAGATGAGCCGGTTGCGTTGGGACAAACCTTAATAGATATTTTAGGTGAAATCTTAACAGAACTACAAGCTGAGATTCATCCAACACCAGCAGGTCCATCAGGTCCACCAACTAACGCTGCTAAATATGCTGCTATACAGAATAAATTAGAAACTATTCTTAGTAAACAAAACTTTACGGTATAACAAATGGGATGGGGAATATTCAAACAAAACATGAAATCGTATATGGAAGCCGAAGGTGGTTCTCCATCACAAGCTGATTTTGCTGCAAAGCTAACAAAGGAATATGATAATTGTGTAAAATCATTCGGAACACAAAATCCTAATTTATCTAAAATACAAAAAGGTAATACTTCTTTAATGGAAGTACAGATTAAAGCATGTTTAGGGGAAGGGTTCTCAAAACAATCAGGAAGTTTTCCTTGGATAAAAAAGCTAGGTCCAGCCGTATTAGGATATTGGACGGGGTTAACACTAACAGGCCCACCACCTCCACCACCTGCACCCGGTTCTATAGCTAACATACAATTTGTTGCTGGTACCTGTAATAATCCAGGTCAATGGAGTACAGATATACCAACTCCACCTAATCAAAATGTTATGATTTTTATAAATGGATTTGTAGCAGCAGCTCAGATACACCTAACATCCGTATCGGGTATAATCAATACAATATCATTATATCCTGCTGGTCCATCGCCTGTACCGGGTCCTGGTGTAATTATGTGGAGTACATTTACTGTGCCGGGATAAAACATCAAAATATTTAAAACATATATTTATAGTAAGAAAAACACATTAATACAATTATGGAATCTAAAAAATTAGTTAAAGTTATTAAGGCGTTGGTAGAAGTTGAGGTTAAAAAACAACAATTAAACTTCTTACAAAACCAATTCCCAAAAATTTTAGAAGAGGCGGTTCAATCAAGGATTAAATCGAAACCTCAAAAGAAAGCTGCAGAAGTAGACCCATTTACCTTAGCAGAAGCTGTATTAGAACAAGATAGAACAGATACTGCGCCAAATGTAAGTTATACAAAAAATCAAGCATTGAATAAAATACTAAATGAAACGGCTCAATCACATACAGCAGTTGCTGATGATAAGACAGTTTCGTTTGGAACTCATAATGTACCAACGGGACAACAACCTGTAGGAACAGATGCGGTATCTAATATGAGACAAAGTATGGCTCAACAAATGGGATATGGTGATATGAGAACGGGTGGAGCAAGTAAACCACAATCTGGTGGATTAGGTGTTCAGACTGGGTTGCCTGGTTTGGATAAAATTTTGAATAGAGATAATAGTGAATTGGTAAAACGATTTAAACGATAGTATAGGAAAGAGAGATGGCTTACGAATTAGGGCAAAAATTAGTAATCGATACAGAAGAGTTTAACAACTTTGCAATCGGTTTAACATTACCTCTACAAAGAGGTAACACTGGATATTTTGCCCAATCGTTTACAACTACTGAACAAGTGAGAAGTAATATTATTAATCTTTTAAAAACTAAAAGAGGAGAAAGATTATTTCAACCTGAATTTGGTAGTGGATTGCATGGTTTGTTATTTGAACAAGCCACAGATACGTTAGAGGAGGATATTGAAGAAACAATAAACTCAGCATTAGAACAATGGTTACCATATGTTGTGGCAGAAGAAATAAATATTGATATTAGTAAAGAGATGACTGATTTCAATCAAGCATCGGTTTCAATTAAATTTAAATTAGAAGGACAACAAACGTTAGATACAGTAACTTTCGTAGTTTCAGAATAATATGGCATTAAATAATCAAATAAAGAATTTTAAGAATAAGGGTAGGGATATAAAATACCTTAACAAAGATTTCGAAGCATTTAGAACTAATCTAATGGATTTCGCAAAAACTTACTTCCCTTCTACTTACAATGACTTTAACGAGTCATCACCTGGTATGATGTTCATTGAAATGGCATCTTATGTTGGTGATGTATTGGGTTATTATATCGATGATACATTAAAAGAATCATTACTAACAACTGCTGAAGATAGAGAGAATATATTTGAACTATCTAAGTTTATGGGATATAAACCAAAAGTAACTTCACCAGCGGTAACTAATTTGACTGTTTATCAATTAGTACCTTCGAGAATAAAAGCTGACCCAATAGCTAGTGGTGATTTAAGATATGAACCAGATAGTGATTATTTTTTAAGAGTAAAAGAAGGTATGGAGGTTGATGCTGATGGTGTAACCTTTAGAACAACAGAATTATTAGATTTCTCAGTAGAAGATGGTAGAGAAATAACAATCTATGAAAGAGATGGTGATACTAATACACCAACATTCTACTTAGTAAAAAAATATGTAGATGTGATATCTGCAACAGAAAAAGAATTAGAAATAACATTTGGAGCAGGTACTGGGGAATTTGCTAAGATAGATATACCCGATACTGATGTTATTCAGATATATGATGTAAGAGATAGTAATAATAACAAATACTATGAAGTACCTTACTTAGCACAAGAGATGGTTTATGTTGAATATTCAAATACAGAAACGCAGGATAAGGACTTATATCAATTTAAAGATACAGTTCCATCGATATTAAAACTAATAAAAACACCAAGAAGATTTAAAAGTGTAATTAATCCAAATGGTTCTACTACAATACAATTTGGTAGTGGTGATGCTGGTAAGGATGATGAATTACTAATACCAAACTTTAAGAATGTAGGTTTAGGATTACCAAATTCTATAAATAGATTAGGCGCATCCTTTGACCCATCTAATTTCTTAATGACAAAATCATATGGACAATCTCCAAAAAATACTACTATAACAGTTAAGTATTTTGTAGGGGGTGGTGTTTCTACAAATGTAGCATCTAATACAATTAAAAGAATAACAAATGCTAACTTTGATGAAGATTTAACAATATTCGATGAAGTAAAAAGAGGATTATATGCTCAAGCTAAAAATTCATTAGCAGTAAACAACGACCAACCAGCTAAAGGTGGTAGAGGAGCAGAAACCTTAGAAGAGATAAGAGAAAACGCTATAGCAAACTTTGGTTCTCAAAACAGAGCAGTAACCGCTAAGGATTATCAAGTTAGAGCATTATCAATGCCACCTAAGTTTGGTAACGTAACTAAAGCATTTGTTGCAGCTGATGGAAACTTAGATGATAATTCACCAGCATCAATATTAGCATCACCTGATTCACTATCTGAGTTCAGTACATTGATTCAAGATTTAGTAGAAGATGGAGATATATCAGATAAGGATGTAAAAGAAAAAGTAACTAAGTTTTTATCAAACAAAAAATCAAATACTAAAGAAAAAAATAATCCATTTGCGGTAAACCTTTATGTATTGGGATACAATTCTGATAAGCATTTATCACCATTAAACATAGCAGTTAAACAAAATATAAAAACATATTTAAATGAATTTAGAGTTTTAACTGATGGTATAAATTTAATGGATGGATTTGTCATAAATATGGGATTAGATTTCTCTATAAGAGTGTATAGAGATTATAATAAGAGAGAAGTATTAACAAACTGTATCTCATCGATAAAAGAACATTTTGAAATCGATAATTGGACATTTAATATGCCAATCAATATTGGTGAAGTAGAAATGATTATTGGAAACATCGAAGGTGTACAATCTGTTGTAGAGTGTACATTTAAAAATTTATGTGGAGAATCATCTGGATATTCTCCAAACGCATATGATGTATTGGCGGCTACGAAGAATAAACAAATTTATCCTTCATTAGACCCATCAATATTTGAAATTAAGTATCCAGATAACGATATAAAAGGAAGAGTTGTATAATGTATTATTTTTTAACCGCATCTAAGGACACAACAATATTTTCTCAGCAAGCTGTACAGAATACAGGATTGGATGAGATATTAGAAGTGTCTAAAGTTTATTATGGGAACTTAAAGGATACTGCTCGTTCTTTAGTAAAATTTGATTTAAATACACTTCCATCCAAATTATCATCTGGAGCAGTAACTATGAGTGAAGCACAGATAGTAATCAGAGAAACACAACCAAGTGAAATAGCATTAGCATACTCATTACATATACACCCAATATCTCAATCTTGGGAAATGGGAATAGGTACTCGTTTTGATAACATATCAACGGATGGTTGTACTTGGAACTATAGAGCAAGTGGTAGTAAGTGGCTACCTACCGAAGTTCCAAATGGTGGATTGGCTACTGGCTCTTATGATGGTAGAGGTGGTATGTGGTACACCGCATCCGAACAAACCCAATCATATGAATACCAATCAACTGATTTAGAAATTGATGTATCTTCATCTCTTTCGTTTTGGTTAGATGATAATTACCCAAATGAAGGATTTATCATAAAACACAGCGATAGCAAAGAGAATGATGATATAGATTATGGACAATTAAAATTCTTTAGTAAAGATACCAATACAATATACCAACCAAAAATTAGAATAGGTTGGGATGATAGTAGGTATGAAACAGGTTCACTAACCGATTTACCAGAAGAATACAAAATATCACTAAAAAGATTAAAGAAATCTTACAAAGAGGGAACTAGAGCTGATATTGAAGTATTCGCAAGAGAATTGTATCCACAAAAAACATTCAACAACACATTCGGATACTCCACAGGCAGTTTACTTCCAACATCATCATTCTACCAAATTAGAGATTTCGAAAGTAATGATATTATAATTCCGTTTTCGGATTATTCTAAACTAAGTACATACAACGATAAAAGTAGAATTAGTTTAGATTTTACAAATTTTGAAATTAACAGAAGTTATAAAGTAGAATTGAAAATAGAACGTAGTGGTTCTGTTGAATTTTTTGATGATGATTATATTTTTGAAGTAACTAAATAATGGCATTAGAAAAAGAAGAAAGAATAATTGAACTACAACAAAGTGGTTCTAGCGCTCTCAAATCATTAGATGAATTTGGTAGGCACACTTTTCTTGCTCCACAAATGGGTGGAGAAATGGATGGAGAAATTGCTGGTAGACTTCGTAGAATGAAATATGATGAGGAAGAGTTAATCAAAGCAATTGATACTTCTGTAAATGAACTTATAAAATCTAAACCAGACCCAAAGGTTGATGTAGTTGAATTAGATGAATATGAAAGAGTTTTAGCTCAGTTAGAACAAGCTAACAGTTTATTAGCTGATGTAAGGTCGGAATTACAATCACAAAAAGGAATATCTGGAGCATTAAGGTCAGAAATAGAAGGATTTAAAGCTGATTTAGATGCATCTTTGGTTAGAGTAGCAATTGCTGAAAATCAATCAGAAGCTACCAATGATAAGTTTGTAGGTACAGTAAATGATTTACAACAATCAATACAAAAGGGTACATTAGAAGCAATAGAGAGAGTTTCCTTAGAAGCTCAAGTAGAAGGTTTAGCTGCACAAAAAGAAGCATTGGTTTCACAAGTTGCATCTTTAGAAGAATCATTATCTGGAAAATCAGCTCAACTTGCTCAAGGGGGTAAAGCAGCTGGAAATAAATTTACAGCTATTATAAAAGAAAAAGCAGACCCCAAAAGCACAGATTTAAGATATTATCAAGCTAAAAAAGGACCAAATACAGGTTGGAAGAATGGACCAACTATTGAGGTATTAAATATATCAGAAGAACCACTATCAGTATCATTTAGTAAAGATGGTTCAACAAGTTGGTTAGCAGTACCGGGTAGTGGTACAGTTGCATCTGGTGAGAGTAGAAACTTTATATGTAGAAAACAAGGTGGATGGATGAAGGGAGATAAAAAAGGAAACTTAACTGTAAAGTCTGGAGCTGAAAGTGTTGTATTCAGCGCAGGTTACAGAGGAGATAAGAACAGTAAGAAAATAGTATGTGCTGAATTATATCATCAAGGTTGGATTCCATATGAGATATTCAGAGCGGATGAAGATTGGGGAGATGCTATGTTCTTAAAAGACCCAAAATTGGTTGTAGGTTATCAAATGTGGTCTAAACATATTGTTAACTTTATGAGAAAGTATCCACAATACACTGGATTGGTTTATTATGGTATGAGTAAATATTGGTGTCATTGGATGGCTCACCAAATGGGAGTTGTAAAAACAAACAACTTATTGGGTCAAGCAATACATTGGGTAGGAAAACATCTATCTTATTATGTTTACGATAATTATGGTGGGGATAGAATTTATAGATTCCTACTTAAAAAAGTTTTAGTTGAATCATTTGATGAATTTAAATCACATTTAAAAGAATAAAATGGCTATAAAAAATTTTAAAAGTATTTTAGATAAGACCGGCTACTACGTTAGTGAGAAGGATAGGAAAATCTTTGAGAGAGGTTCTCTTCCTGCTTACTTTGGTAGAGGTATGACTGATACTATTGAATTTATTTTATATGACCAAGGTGATAATATTTTACCTCAAGGTAAAGATGGTAAAATGGTAAGGTATGTAGATATATCTAACAAAGAAGCCATTAGAAGATATATTCTAATTGTGAGACCTCAAGTATCAAATAAACCAAATGAGTATTTTGTTGATGTTGAAAAACTAATTAATGAAGCTGGATATAAAAATGGTATATTTAAAACCCAAGTAACACTACTTAATAAAAGAGTTGGTAGTGAGAAAAAAACCAATAAACTTTGGGTACATGAAATATCACCATCAAGAACTGAAATTAGGGTTTTACCATTAAAGGTTGAGAATAAAAGATTACAAAACGATTTATTAACTCGATATGATATATTCCTCAGAGATGGTGAATTTAGAGATGATATTGTAAATAGATTACAAGCATTCCAATCTACACTAAATGCTGAATCGGTTAAGAAAGTATTACAAAACGCATATGGTGAGGATTGGATAAAATTAGTTAAATCAGAATTTCAAGTTCCTGATATAGATGATTTTTTAAGAAGAGTGGTTGAGAAATCTAAAGAAGCTCTAAACCACTTTATAGCAGGTAAAGAATTTAAAATAAAAAGTAGTAGATATGGTGAACCATTACGAAGAAAACAATCAGCTGCTTTGGATATAATGAGATTATATAAAGTATCCAATCAAATAGTTTGTGATGTTATTGAGGACTTTTTACCTAAACGTAATATTATAAGAAAAACTCAAGCTAGCCCAATTATGCTAGAATCAAGAGATAAGTTAGGAAAGATACTTCAACAATTTACATCTAATAAAACATTAGATACTAAGGCTAGTGTGGTTGCTAACGTAATAAAACCAAGACCAGTAAAAAAAGGTAGGGTAACTGTTAAACCACCACCACCACCACCACCAAAACCTGTAATTATTAAAACACCACCAAAAGTATATTATTTTTATCAATGTACTGCAAATGGTAAAATAGGAAGACCAAGTAAAAGTAGATTTGGTAAAAGTATTTCACCTGTAGCAAGAGGAGGC